TGACAAGGGAATCGACAAAGTAGATACTAGCGAAATGGGAAAGGTCATCGCCATGATAAAAGACTTATCCGAAGCAATGTACTACCGGGAACTGACAAAAACCATGCAGGAATATGACCCGGACGAAAGCATGGAAATGTTTGATCGTTACGGTGACGGTGGCAGACGGTACTATGACCATTACCGCTATGCTGACGGCAGATTTGCACCTAAAGGTCGTGGAACATACCGCAGAGGGTATGAAGAGCCCCCATATTACCATATGACCCCGGAAATGTATCACCGTGACATGGACAGAGACATGGGGCGTATGTACTACACGGAAACTTCTTCATCCGGTATGCGTGATGCAAGAGAGGGCAGAAGTGGCATGAGCCGCAGAACCTACATGGAAAATAAGGAACTGCATAAGGCTAATACACAGCAGGACAAGGAAGCTAAAGTCCGTGACCTGAACACCTACATGACCGAACTTGCAAACGACATGACGGAGATCATCAACGATGCAACACCGGAAGAAAAGACGGTACTGCGAAACAAGCTGTCTGCACTGGTAACAAAAATCGGTTAAAACACTTAAGGGGCTTATTTAGCCCCTTTTATGTTGGAGGTGGTAAGTTGTTCACGATAAATGGAATAGAGTGGAATTTAAGCCGTGTACGCAGTCACAGTCCTATGCTGATGCGTTCTGACGGTACATATACGTTTGGCATGACTGATAGAAACACAAGAGATATTTACATATCAAATATGATTCACGGTAATTTCTATGATCGTGTGCTGTGCCATGAATTGTGCCATGCGTTCTGCCTATCCTACAATTTGACTATGGATATTCAGACGGAAGAGATTGTTGCCGACTTTTTGGCTACCTACGGAAGAGAAGTGTTTGCTGTGGCTGATGAACTGATAAGTGGATACATGGAAATAATGGCATAGAAAAGACCCCTGTTATGGGGTCTCTTCTGTTGCACAGTTATCAACATCTTGCTGAAGAATTTTAGATGCAAGTTCTGAAAGCTGTGGGAAGTATGTGATTACTTCGGAATTTCTGCATTTCCAGTTTCCTGTCGTTGCGCAGTAAATTCTCTTTGCTTCATCAAAATTATACGTTCTTCCCAAAACTTCAAGTAAGTGGTGCATATATTCCTTTGATGTAATGTCGTAGCAACGGCAGATGTAGTTGATTTTGCCACGGTTGATGCAGAACCAGTCTGTTTCAAACTCTAATGTCGGCTTTTCCTCGATTGCTGTGGTGGAAGTAGGTGCTGGATGTTGATTTCTTAATGCAAAATAAGCATTGACAAGGCTCCTCTGAACTTTCCATGATAAATCATCCTTAAATGGCTTTACAAGCATAAGGTATCCGCTTTCGGTGAATACAGTAATACCTCTGTTTGGAATATCAATATTTCTAATGTCCACCGGGTGGACATTAGAATTTTCTTTTTCCAAAACAATATAATCAACGCCATTTATAAAGCGCTTTTTGTTTCTATTAAACGCTTTTCTAGCCGTGCCACTTGGTCTTTTATGAACAAGGTCGATATCGTCAAAAGTAACAACCATCTGACCATTGTATTCTCTGACATCTAACTCTGTTCCTTCAACGTTTACAATATTTTCCATATTATTTTTCCTTTCTTTTTATCTATCACAAAGTATATTTGTATATGCCAATATGCATTTGAGGAAATGAATGCTGGTATTTTCAAGGTTACAGATAATTTTTTTGATAAGTTCTTCTCTCATTTTCAGCTCCTCCATTTAATCAAAAATAATTTGCCAAAAGGAAGATGCAGTGCTATAATTTACATAATCCTTTTGGGGTAAAGGAGCAGCCGGTTACTTTGCGGGTATGGCTGCTCCTTCTTTTTTAGTTTCCGATTTCTTCATCAACTTTTTCGTTAAACCATTTCGTTTTAGTCAATCCTTTTTGGGAAAGTTTTTCCTCTAACTTCTCAAACTTTTCCTTTTCGATTTCAACACTAAAATTTTTTGTTTTCTTTCTTCGCTCTTTGAAGTAATCGGCTCTGCTTTTAGGTGCTATGGGTATCACCTCCTTGTTTCGAGATACATTATATAATGTTTCGAGATACAATTCAAGCATTTTTTCAAAAAATAAAAATGCACTAGATTGAATCTAGGGCGTCTATCATCCGACCAGTTTATTCACCGACTTATTTTCCAAAAATTCCTTAATTTCTCCGTATCCCCAACCGTATCCAACCAGTGAACTTACAAGCATTTCTGCATTCTGAACTAACAGTAGTTCTTCCTCGGTCAGATAATCCCGGATGTTTTCTTTGTTGCCAATATTAAGGTCAAGCCGTAATTGCTTTGCGGTTTTTCCGAATACTGATTTATAAATCAAATCGGTGTAGGTAGAGTATGCATGACCGTGCATCCGTTCATTTTCGGAAGTCCTCTGCAAACTATCCGTAAGTACCCTGCGGACACCAATTCCTTTTTCACGTTCCCGTATTTTGCCAATAAGAGCTTTTTCCATTGCGTTGAATTGCTTAATATAGGCTTCCTTGAACTGCATTGCTTTTTCACCAGTGTATCCCATAGCAAGAAGAGTAAAGCCGTCTCTTGTCATAACAAACATAGGTTTTTTCCTGTTAATACTATCTGTATAAGAGATAGGCACGAAATTGTGCTCTCTAAATTCTTCACTACAATCAAGTTCTCTTATGTCCTGCATGACACGTTTATGCTCTTTTCCAAACGTTTCCGCAACATCAAGGCTTGTTACAACGGTTACTTCTTCTTTGTTTACTGTTTTGATTTCAACTAACATTTTCTACCTCCAACAAATACATTGTCATGGGGCAGAAGAGCATAAAAATAAGCCCACTACCCCTGTTACTGTTGGAGTAGCGAACTTCCAATCTTTTTTTGGTCTGTCTTTATTCCGGGTCTTGGTTACAATCTAGGCTGTATAATCAGCTTTCACTCTCCGGACGTAGTGCAAGACTTCCTAACTGACACATATTATATCATGCAGAACGTAGGTTCGCAACATAAAAATAAGAGCACCCTTTCGGATGCCCTTAAAATTCTATATTCTATTGTAATTTGAGTACTTCTTTGTTTCCAGTCCAAATGCTTGTTTCATATTCCAGTTCAATGCTCTGCGCATCTTGCGGAACTACAAATGCAATCTTGTAAGATGTTTTTCTTCCGCTTGAAAGATTCGCATTCAACGAAGAACTATCAACAACACTGTAATTCTGCTCACAATCTGTATCGTCTGCGTAGCACTGGAAATCGTAGATGCTTACATACTTATCATCTTTACTGTTGTTCTGATAGGAAACATCAATCATAATGTATTTTGTTCCATCAGCAGGAGCGTTCCAACCGTATTCATCCTCATAATCAGTGTAGTCAAGGTCAAAATCATTAATAGTGACTTGCAAGCCGTCCGCATCGAATGTGTAACCGGGAGAAATAACAGTACCACTGGGTGCTTCTACCTCTTCAACCTTTGATTCCGGTGTACTTTCTGATACTGCGGTAGAACTTTCTTGTATTGCAGAAACAGATGCCTGTGTGCCGGTAGATTCCTTGTTACTATCGGATACACTATTTACAAACAATGCCATAATGGCAAAAATTACAATTCCGATAACAGAACACACAAGACCTGCGATAGCTGTTCCGTGCTTTCTGTCTTTTTGACACAGAGCAATAATAGCGAGTATCAAGCCTATAATACCTGGCACAATGCCAAAAGCTATACAAGCTGTGAGGATGCTTATAATACCAAGCACCATTGAAGTGATTCCTAAAGGACTTTGTTTCATAGAGTAATTACCCCTTTCATTTTGAATTTTATAAAATTTTAACACATTTGTGGTATTCTGTCGATAAATAGATGTGAAGTATTGAAAAAATTTTAATGTGTTTCTTTTGATACCCCCGTGGGTCTGCATTTTCAACCGAAAATCTCGTTTTCAGAGGTTTTTGAAAGAAAAATTTTTCTACAATTTTCGTGCTAAAAATTTTCAATCCCCCCGGGGTAGCACTTTTCAAGCTGGAAAATCCGTTTTCAGAGGTTTTTCTCTGATTTTTTCAGACCGTTTCAAAGTGTGGAACATCTGCACACTTCTGCGGTGCTAGTCCTGGACTTGTCACCCGGTCACCGTGTCGCAGCTTTCGCAAGGTCTCCGACTGCCGAAAGCATGGAATCATAAGCAGACCGCAACAGCTCCGCAGATTCCGGAGACAGACCACCGGCGGCACTCTCCACCCTTATAACGGTTTCCAACCGTTCCCCGGCATCCGCTACGCTCTCCATGATATCATATACATGACCGATTCCCAATTTTCGCATTTTGTATAATCCCCTTGTAATATTTGATTGTACACCAAGACAGCGCAATCCGTCAATATATCCTGGTCCGGTGGAAGAGTAACACAAATAGACCGCCAGGCGGCATCAGATCCCACTGAACACGACAAAAAGACGGTTGTAAGCCGTCTTTTATCTGTTTTCAAGTTCAAAAATTGCCCACCGCAGGGCGGCGGCTGTCTCTGTGTCGTGTTCTCGTTCCGCACACTCTAACAGCTTGTAAAGTCTTTCAAGGTTCTTTTCTTTCATCCTGGCAACCTCCTATTTTTAATTTTTGGGTAAATTTCACCCATAAAACCGCCGCCGGTAGTGATCCGGCGGGCATCCTCTGCGGCGGCTATTGTTCGATGATTTCAAAGCATTTTTGTATTTCTTCCAGGCTATGACAGCATTCCCCGCCGGGATAGCGATATATAGCCATATAATCTCCACCGCCTAAAGGTTGCATATCTTTCAAATACGCTCTAAAACCTCCGTTCCCTTTTATGATATTTGGGTATCCATCTTTTCGCATTTTTTCAATTCTTGTCATGTTCCTATTCCTCCATATTTTCAATTTTTCCCGTTTCCGGGTAAAGGCAAGCCGGGGAATCGATCCCCGGTGTAAGCCTGTCTTACTTGCTTAACTCTTTATAATACCGGAGCACATACCCGGCGAGCATTGCACAAATTAGTAATATAATATTTTCCATCTTTGCACCTCCGGAACTTATTCATTGCACGCAATCATACCAGCGATAAAATAATAACATTCGCTTGTTGTCATTCCGTAGGAGTTCCCGACGGTTTTAATTCCTCCGGCTGCGTTTCCTACCATCTGCACTGCATATCCAGCAGCATCTTTATAAAGTCTGTAACTTCCTACTGTATTCCATTCCGGTTTTTCAAATCCCTTCATTGCGTTTAATCTTGCGATCATGTTTTCTAAAGTTGCTTTTCTCATATTGCTTTTACCTTTTCACCCGTGTTATAATATGGGTGCCTTTCTTTTTGGGTGCCGGTGTTCGCTTGGTAGGTGGTCACCGGCTTTATTTATTTGTTGAGATAACTATATCATGATATATAGCATGTGTCAACACTTTTCTATAAATATTTATATAAAATTTATATGACATGATATATATATACAATTATATTGCATTTATATATAAAGTGTTATATAATATGATAAAACAATTTATTAAAGGAGGTTTTACAGATGGCAAGGACAGCAGATTACACGCGCAAAGCAATTAACAATTACCGCAGTAAATTTGATCTTGTACAAATCAGATTACCAAAAGGCACAAAGGACAGAGCAGCAGAATTAGACATAAATATAAATGATATAGCTGTATCGGCGGTATTGGCTTATTTAGACACTTTGGACAGCCAAACGGAGAAGTTACCGCAAGAGCCGGAAAAGACCGTAGAAAAGGAAAATACAGAGCGTACAGAGGTAGAGGAGAAAGTTGCATTGATGCAAGCAAACGAAAGACTTCACCAGCTCCAGGAGCAAAGGAGAGCAGAACGAAAAGCATCGGAACAACCGCAAGTTGTAGAAGCTGAGGAATTTTTAAAAAATATCAATAAATAATTGCAATAATCTATTGACATGTTATATAGCATGATATATAATCAAGATACAAACAAACGAAAGGAGCAAACGACATGAAAGGAACACCGGAGCAGATCACAGCAAAGAAAGCCGCCCGGATCGTATCGACTTGTAGAGCGTTTTTCCCGTGGTATGAACCGCAGATAAAAGACAAATTCGAGCGGCAAGCATGGGAAGAGTTAAAAGCCAAAGTTATCCCAGAGGTGGAAAGCTACACAGATGCTGCACAACTGATAGCGGATCGGCAGAAATTTGCAGACAAAACGTTGCTGCAAAAACTATTTATTAGGGCGTGTAGTCTTCGTTCACTGGATCCGGAATACCACAGAAATTTTGTACAGAAAAAGAAACAATTAGAGGGCGAGCGCTGGAACCGATTACAGGACAGGCGGAAAAGATACAGTACATATTGTTAAAAATGAAAGGTTAAAAGGTGGCAAAAATGAGAAAAACAGTAGTAAACGAGTATGGAGTAAACATTGATTATGATTTGTCGGTATCTTTTATGGATGACGATTTGCGAGAGGAGATACACGGAGATCTTGCACCGTGCACAGATCAGCAATTTTTTGACGAGTATGCAAAACGGCACGAGCAAAAATTTAATGAGGTTTGGGAGCTGGCAAAAGAAAACCCTTGTTATTAAATATTCAGCGGAGCCGAAAAGCTCCGCTTTTTGCGTTGGAGGTCAAAAATGAAAGACAATATGAAGCCAAGAATATGTAAGACGTGCGGAATTAGCTTTTTAGGTGGTCCGAGGGCGTTTTACTGTCCTGAATGCAGACAAGAGCGTAAAAAAGAGCAAAGCAAAAGATATAAAGAGCGCATCAAGCACGGATCTACAACTCCGCTTGGGTCTATTATACAGTGCGAGTCTTGCGGATGCGATATAATCAAATGTGGCGGTTTGCAAAGATTTTGCCCTCAATGTGCTAAAAAACATTTAAAAATAATTGATAATAAACAATCTGCAAATTGGAATAAAAAGAACAAAGAAAAAGTCAAAAAATCGAAAAAAATATACAACGATAAAAAGCAAGCAACCGGAATACATAAAAACAGCGGCATCCCTGGCGTTAATTGGGACACTGTAAAAAACAAATGGATCGCTTGCGTATCTGTTAATCACAGACAAATTAAAATTGTGACTACGTCAAATATAAATGTCGCAAAATCGGCAAGAAAGGAGGCACAAAAAGCAAAAGAATCCGGACTATTAACAGATGATTTTATAAACAAATTAAAATTAAAATATCGTAATCTATAAGCAGGTGTAACAGCCTGCTTTTCTTGATCTATTTTCACTGTGACATTTTAACGTGCTAAATTTTGTAGACAAATTGTAGACATTTTGTAGACGCAGATTAAATAAGATTAGAGTAAATAAAAAGAGATTAAATAAAATAAAAATAAATAAGTGCAGAAAGATATTGTATAACCAAGTATATATAAATACTAGAGCTGTCCGGCTGCCACCATGTACCCATCTGCAAAAATCACCTGTCTGTCTGTCAAAAAATCCAATTTGTCAAATTTGCACGAATGATATTTTTTAAGCACATGATTTTTATATACTCAGGATCACCGGCAGACATACCACAACAACAAATCATCAAATACGTAAAAGGTTGTTGTGGATTTATAAATAGGTCTTGTGTTATGATAAAAGCAGTTAGGGAGCCGACGTTAACACGGTGCGAGTGACAGCGGTGCAAATCCAACCCCCTCTGGATATGCAGCCGCCCAGATTGTAACCAAGACCACCGGAGCCGACAGACCGGAAACGACAAGAAGTCACTAGCTTGTCACTTTTGTAAATTTATGTTTTTACATGATCTGTGGAGGAGATCAAAAGACATAGGTTTATTAAGTGATGCTTAGTGATTTTTTTATTGCAGATTTTTAGGAGGTGCAGAAATGGAAAAAGTTGAAAATACAGAAACATCCCAGGTATATGAGAATGACATGGAGTTATACCTTTCCCAGTTCTGCAAGGATCAGAAAATAGAGGATATAAGACAAGAGTCTCAAAGCGTTTGGAATGCTGCTCTTATGTATATCAAACGCCATGCATTTAATGAGCCTGACTGTCTTAAGTCTAAATCCCTTGTAAATACTACTGGATCATTTACCGGTGGAGTAAGTAACTATAATGCTTATAACTATGATTTGGTTAATCGTATATGTGATTATTATATTTATATGTGTATGATGTATGACAAAGAGGTATCAGCCATAGGATTTAGTTTATTAACAGGTATAGACAGATATACGATAGCTACATGGAGAGATGAGGGGACTAAATTAAGTCCATCGTGTTCTGACATCGGCAAAAAGATATCGGATTTTCGTGAAGAGTCTTTAAGCGCAAAACTTGCCACAGCAAAGCGCAACCCGGTAGGGATCCTAGCAATTCTAAATCGTCACTACGGTTGGAACCTTCCGGGAGTATCGAGAGAGCAGCAGAACCACAAGCAGGCCTTGACCGCTTCAGATCTGCCACAGTTAGGCGGTGCAAATGGACAAAATATATCAATGTTGACCGATTCCGGAGCGTATGGAGATAATACAGCAGATGCGAATGAGTAGCAACAACTACGGAAACGTGCGGAAATATGGGATAGTTAAGGACGTATCAATAAAGACTGCGCGAAGCACGAATTTTGCGCATAGTTGAAATATGTTGGTGATGATGGGGGAGGGGGTTTTATAGAAATTCGGAAACCCGCCCTACTAAGTACAGTAAACTACCCAAAAAATAAAAAGGCTTCGACAGGAGGTGATACTAACATGGAGTTATCTTACACACAAAACAAATTGCAATTTAACAGACCGTCATTTAAGGACGAACTTAAAGATAAGCTTGGAACAGTTTGCTGTAACTGTGGAAGTAATTTGGATGTAGAGTATCACCATGTAGTTCCTTTGGCATTGGGAGGAACAAACAATATAGGGAACATTGTACCTCTTTGCCATGTTTGCCATCAAATTGCACATGGATCATTAAACATAAGGGTCATAAAAAGAGCGGAGAAAACAGGAAGACCTAAAATGTTGCCGGTATCAAACTATTTAGAAATTTTAGAGGAGTACAAAACTGGAAAGATAGGCAAGAAAGAATGTGAGCAAAAACTAAACATTTCCGGTGGAAACAAGCTATCTGACAAGTGGTACTACAAAGAATACCTGAGAGACAATCACATCAAGGTTATAAAGAACCGAGTAGATATGCTTAGTATTCCAAAGTGCCAGAAAGTGGATCATTCTGCAGAACCGATTGCAAGAGTTATTTATGATGACGGACGGGAAGAAAAGTTTTACAGAGAATGTGGATGATTTTTAAAAAATTCTCAAAAATAAAAAAGCCTTTTAGGAGGTACAGCACATGATTTTCATTTACATAGTTTTAGCATGGATACTGTTTCAATTACAGGCTCCTGTATGGGTATATATCCTGTTCATCATCGGAATATTTTTAAGAGCAGTAGTTAACAGTAGAGATTAAGTGTATGCAGATATTTGGGAAAGAGATAAAAGACGAATGTAGCGTGTGCGGATCTGTACTTGAGTGTGAATTGTTCAAGCAGGGACATGGCATTAAGCAGGAGAGATGCAACATCACAGAATTATTTGCCTGCCAGATGGATCATCAGAAGAAGCGAGAGAAAAATTCGCTGTCTGATTTTGAAAAACCAAAAGGTAAGCTTCCGGAAGATGTAAAAGCAATTTACACAGAGGTTTGGAAGATCCATAAAGAGAATCCTTGTCCGGTGACTGATGATGACTGGGAAGTGATTAACAGAAGGTGCGAAACACTTTTGAAGATGTACGACAGCAAATTTGCAAGGGATCTAATACAAGCCATGATTCGTGAGATGGAAGGGAGAATGCGGAAGAAATGAATATTGTATTTATGATTTTAAAAATAATGACAACATTGGTATTGACAGTTTTCGCAATAGCAAGTGCATTATATGCTCCAAAGCAGAAAACGGCATCAGACGGAGTATTCTTCTTTGCAACTGCAATGTTTCTTGCATTTGGAATAACTTTCATGTGGGTATAGCCTATGTGGTTACCGGAGATTATGCGAATTATCCCATATCACAATGTTGAATGGGTTAAATTCATAAAGCCATTGTTATTGCCGAATATCTGGTGTTGTGTTGGCATTGGATATGTGGCAGAGAAATCAAGGCATCAAGAGTGTATGTAGCCTGTGCATGGGAAACAAAAAATGGAAATATGCGTTCGACAACACTAAGTTTTTTAAAGTACCGTGCGCAGGCGTGACAATTTTTTAGATAAAGCAATATAGGGTGTTTCACAAAAATAATCCGGGAGCAGATGGTCTCTCTCCCGGAGTTTAGGGCTATCGCCAAGCGGTAAGGCACAGCACTTTGACTGCTGCATTCCCAGGTCCGAATCCTGGTAGTCCTGTTTCGCAGATGTTTTCTTCTTTCGGTCTTTGCCATCTGCGAATTGTCTTCCATACTTTTCCATTGGAGACACTCCTTTCACCTCATAGCGGAATGCTGTTAAGAGCCGTCGCAAGGCTCGTGAGGGTTTTCCACGTAACCGCTTGAAGCCTTGCAACCATATAGCGGTGAAAAACTTTATCTGCGTCGATAAGACGATACCGTGATTGCAATAATCGGTAGGTAGCAGATAGGTGTGCCAGAAGTTTAGTCGTGGTTATACGGCACAGGTTTTGGGGAAATATGCATAGTGGCGATTGCAGCGGTCTGTAAAACCGTGACATTAGAAACACCGAAGGTTCGACTCCTTCTTTCCCCACGATGTCGGATCGCAACCGACTAGCAGGTAACTGGCGGATGCCCTGCGAAAATAAAAATAGCCATAAGTGTTGCGCTGCGTCAGCGCCTTAAATGTAGGCATACAGCTTATGGAAACGCACATGATCGGTTAGTCAAGTGGTAAGACACCACCCTTTCACGGTGGTAACGCGAGTTCGAATCTCGTACCGATCACTGGGATGTAGCGCAGTTGGCGAGAGCGGCTGTCTTATACACAGTATGTCATGGGTTCGAGTCCCATCATCCCAATAGGTGTTGTTGCAAGTACACTCCGAGTATGCTCATTACAGAAGCATAGGGGATAAATACACCGGTTAATGTTTATCTCATGGGAACTTGATAGAGCCGCTTGCGGCTGACTAAAAGATCCTTGGGCAGAGGAAAACCAAGTAAAAAACCTCCCCTTGCAGATATGGTGTAATGGTAACACAGTAGCTTGCTAAGCTATCCAGCAGAAATGCTGTCAAGGTTCAAGTCCTTGTATCTGCGTGCGTCGATGAAGGATTCGACCAGCAGTCATTATTGAGAAGTGAAAATACTAGTAAGTAGCTTTGTTGATATAATGGCAAATCCTCTTGTTTTGGAAAGCAATGAAAAAGTTTGACCGTTTCAAGTTTCAAAAAATCGTGAAAACTTTATATACGTCTGTCTGTTGGTCAGAAAGAGGTCTCCAAAACCTCTAACGAAAGTTCGATTCTTTCCGGGCGTGTTTATCTTTATCTCCACTTAGTCTGGCACTACTGCAATAGTTCAGGTCGATGGGAGATGTATGGATAGTAGTTGCTCATTATCGGTCAACGAAAAACACTTCTGCGAGTAGAATTTGCAGATTCAAAAGTAGTCGTACATTGTTTGGGTCGGGTGGGTTCAACTCCCACGGCAACTATTCCCTAGCTAAAACGTAAGCCACATATGTTTAGCGAAAAACCAAGCCTATGAAGTAGAGAACAGACAAGACTGTGAGATTGTGGATAGTCAGTGACAAGTAGGCGGTGCACATTTGGTTATGGCAAGCGCAAGCCATAAAAGGTTTTACAGTGCGATTCCCATGCATAGCTTTATTGGAAGAGCGGCATCCGCATAGGATGTGTGTCGGCGGTTCGATTCCGTCTGCATGGGTTACGGAGGATATGAGGATGTTTAGAGACTGCTCTGCTTGCAAATACTGTTCTGTCGATTATTCTTTTGACGAAGAAACAGGGGAAGAATATCCCATTTATGAGTGTACAAAAGGTAATGATACAGATTTAGATTTTGAATGCAAAGATTTTAAGAAATATAAACCGAAAAAGTACTTTGAAAAAGATACTGAATGTGATTGTTGCCAAAACGCTCATTTTTGTTCAAGGTTATCGGGTACTGCTTTTGACTGTACAAATATGTTTGATAAACATAGTCACGTTTTATATAATCGTGACTACTGTTATAAGATAGACGGTTCAAAATGGAACGAGATATTAAAGCTGCGAGAATCAGGACTGAAAGATTCTGAAATTATAGAAAAAATCAGCAATGAGAAATTAGCGGAAATGGTTCGATACGTAAAAGAAAATGGGATTGAGTTACCGGAATCCATAAAGGAGCAGTGCCGCAAGGCAGGATACGAGGTGTGAGCAGAAAGTTGGTGGAAGAATGAAGCCATTAGAAGAAATGTTTTTCAGAGCTTGCTTGAATGAGCAGAAAAGAAAATTACATTCTAGCGATCGGGAATTGAGCATAAGAACTATTGGTAATATTTTTGAAAGGCTTGGATTTTCGTACAAGCAGTTAATGTATTATGTCAGAAAGTGGTGTGACAGGGGTTTTTATGATTATGGAGTAACACTTGACTTAGGATGGTTTGAATTTAATAAGTTTACCGGAGAATATAAGCAGATTTATGATTCTATGACAAGTACGGACGGATGGAAAGATGGAGAACTTGCAAGTTATATTGTCAGTAATTCGTTTAATCAAGAACGGATAACAAATTTTGCATTGAGAAAGCATCTTGGAATTGGAAATGATGAGGACTTCTTCAATCCATACAGATAGGGGGCAACTAATGAAACATATCAAAGAATGGAACACTTGCGATAGGTGCGGAGTAGAAATAAAGAATACACTTATTAGAAAAGGAAAAGCGAAAATTAAGTCAAAAATACAAAAAGGTTACCATCTTGATAGTTTGCTTGACAATTTTGGAATTATTTTGTACACAGAAGAAGCAGAAATTGACTTATGCCCTAAATGCCGGAAAGAGTTTGAGGAGTGGATGAAGAATGAATAAAATTTTATCAGATTATCAACCGCAAACAGAAGAATTACGAAATTTTAGTATAGATGTTTCAAAAGAAGCGGTAGATAAGTACGCTTTGGAAAATTTTGGAAGGATACCGCAAAGTTTTATTGAAAGAGATTTTGCAAGGAACTGTAAAGTGATGGAAGAAAGCAGAAAGGCATTTGATAAATGAAAAAGTCACGTTCTAAAATCATTATCAAGACAAGAAAAGGTGGATACACCAAGATATACGCAAACGGCAAGTGGCAGAAGAAAGTATATAACATAAATTTCCATGCGGACTGCATCGGGAATTTTATAAATACGATATGCACTTTTGATAAATACAAAGCGGACAAGAATGGCTCTATTTTGTATGACAAGGAAACGTTGGAAACAATGGTAGAGCATTGTGAAGCGAGGTTTTAATCATGTGTGAATCTTTAGAAGAAGCCACTAAAAGAATTTATGATACACCGGAGAAAGTTAAAACATATGAATGTAATAGAAATTCCATGTAATCACAAAATGTTTGATAAGACGTTTAGCGGTTCTTTTGAAAATTTTATTTTTGACGATTTTGCTTTGTGGCTTACAAAAAAAGGAAATATTGAATTAGGGCTTCGTGTATTTCTTGAATGCAAAAATGGAGATATAACAGGGACTCAAATATATCTTGTGAAATTGCATGAGGATTGGGTAGAAGATATTTTTTACGAAGTAGAACTAAGCAATGAAACGGAATACGGATATAATGTTTTTTGCAATAGTGATGACAAGAGGTATTTAAATATAGGATTTGATATTGCTGAACTTGTTTTTAAAACAATATTGTATATAATGAATACTGCAAGAAATAGAATTGTAAAATCTAAAAAGAAAACAAAACTACTACACACAAATAAAACGAAAATTCAAAGCAATGATAAAATTTATTTGCTTGATGATATAGTTGAATATGTAAATGAAAATGGATTTTCGGAGTTTTCAAACGAAAAACATATAATAAATTGTCCTTGTTGGAGTGTAAGAGGACATTACAGACACTATAAAAATGGGAAAGTGATATTTGTAAAAAGTTACCAAAAAGGAAAGGAAAAAGGAAAAGCTAAACCAAAAGAAAATATTTATATGATTTAGAGAGGATGAACATTATGGTGTTGTTTGAAAATTTGATTAAAAACGGGGAAAAATATGGAGTTCAATATGAATTTATTGATAATAATAATTTAAAAGATTGCAAATGCGGAGGAAAACCTAAAATTTATATCAAACATACAAACAAGAAGCTTAGTTTTGAAAATGGATTTATATGTTGCCCTAAATGTAATAAAATTGAACAATTTTCATTTGATATATCCGGGCATGAAAGCAATTTTTACAAAAAGAAAGAGACTGCCTTAAAATGCGCTATTGAAAAATGGAATAATAAACAAAATATGGAGGTCAAAAAATGGGGGATTTGGTTTTTACTAAAGCAAATATGCCAGTTGCGGTTGCTGCCAAAGCATTAAATGTTGATTGCCAAACAGTAAGATTATTATTACAAAATAATCTTGTAGATTGGGGAGTGGCGTATAAAAGGAATAATTCTACACAGTACAGTTATTTGATTTATCCCAAAAAATTTTATGAAGAAACTGGGTTTTATTACAGTGGAAAAGAATAATACAAAAACCGACTAACAATAGGAGTTAGCCGCTAACCTAGAAAAATTATAGGCAGAGGTCTATAAGCATCTCTGCGACAGCGTGGAGGTGCTTTTTCTTTTGGCAAGTCAGAGCCTTATATCGGCAGTAAACAGCTATGACAATTACATACAGCGCAAGGGAATTGATGAACAGGTCATTGATGCGTACATAGAAGCCTGTAGAGTGGCTATAAACGGTGAAAAGGATATAACTTATGGCTTACAGATAACAAACCGTTCTAAAGGCATTGTAGAGCGTTTCTGTATGGAAAGAACAGGAGGAACCATATGGGATTTGGAAAAGTATTCCTTCGCAAACAAGAAACACTATTCTCTGACAGATAAATTGTACGATGTTCTCCTACTGGAAGCACAAAATAAGGTTGTGGACAGTGCCTACCGATACTTGGAAAAGAAAAGAGAACCTAGAGAGCGGTTCTATATGCCACGTAGAAAGCAATTTCTTAAAATTGGTCTCATGGATGCCATTCAAGGCATGATTGATGATAAATACGACATTCTATGCGTGTCTCTTATCCCAGGTGCTGGAAAAACCACGGTCGAGAAAATGCTGAATGCGTTGGTAGCAGGATGGTTTCCGAGAGATTTCAACCTTTTTTACTCCCACAGTGGAGATATTACACGTATGTACTATGACGGTGTGTACGATATTTGTACAAATTCTGACGAGTACACTTGGAATGAAATCTTCCCAAATCTTTCCGTTACCAGTACTAACGCAAAAATGGAACAGTTTAACATCGGCAAATATAAACCATTTCCATCTGTTCAGTGCACATCCGTAGGAAGTAAAAACGCTGGTAAAGTACGTGCATCTAAGTTTTTGTTCGTAGATGACATGATCGGTGGCATTGAAGAAGCTATGAATCCTATAATTTTGGATAAATTGTGGGACAAGTATGCGGTAGATGCAAGACAAAGAAAGACACAAGATACTGACGGAAAGAATTGCAAAGAGATCCATATTGCTACCAGGTGGAGCGTAAATGATGTAATCGGTCGGATCCAAAATATGTATGAAGGGAATCCGAGAGTAAAAGTAATTGCAGTTCCGGATATTGACCCAAAAACAGGATTAAGCAATTTTGACTACGAATTTTCCGGATTTACGGTTGCTTTTTTTGAAGATCAACAATTACTCATGGATGAAATCTCTTATAGGTGTCTTTACAAGCAAGAGCCTATTGAACGTGAGGGATTGTTATTTCCGGAAGAAAAAATCAGACGTTATCTTAATCTGCCACATGGGGAACCGGAAATTATTACCGGGCAATGCGATACCAAGGGAAAAGGAACCGACTTTTTTGTTCTTCCGGTATTGCAAAAGTATGGAGAAGATTATTACTGCGTGGATGCTGTTTGTGACAATACTGCGGATTATGAGATGCAGTATGAAAATGCGGCAAATGTACTTGTTAATAATAAAGTGCAAGAGTGCGAATTTGAGCGTAATGCCGGCGGTGACCGTGTGGCGATGGAAGTAAATAAGCGTGTAGAGAGTAAAGGATGGATATGCAACATCACAGACACACCGACAGAGACAAACAAAGAAGCAAGAATTTTCCAGTGCTCTAACTGGATTTTGCAACACGTAATATTCAAAGATCCATCATTGTATAAGCCTAACGAACCATACGGTGTAATGATGTCGTTACTGAAAAGGTATTCTGTTTCAGGAAAAAAACAGTTAGATGATGTACCTGATGTATTTTCAAACTTTGCATTGCGAATTACAAACGGAAACAGGGTAGCAAAAGTAGAAGCAATTCAAAACCCATTCTCTTTCGGACGGAGGTATTGATTATGGTGACTAAAGATGTTTTGTCTCAATACATAGATTTGCAAGAAGAAATAAAAGAAGTACAGCAGAAGATTAAAAAACTTGAATCTGATATCAGAAAAATTGAATCGGATGGGAATGTTGTTGACAGTGTATCAGGTGGATGCGGCGGCACTGAACATTTTCGTATTGAAGGATTCCCTTATCCGGAGTACAGCAGAAAACGGACACTGCTTTATTCCAGAAAAGCTACTTTACAGCTTTTGGAGGATGATTTACTACAAAAAAATAATGAAGTTGAAGAATTTATTGCAAGCGTTCAGGACAGTCGTATAAGACGAATCATCAATTTACGTTTTGTTGAAAAATTATCATGGAACAAGGTTGCTGATAGAATCGGTGGTGGAAACACAGAGGATAGCGTGAGAAAAGCATTTGATCGTTATATGGCAAATTAAACTTGTCCGATATGTCCGATTTTTCCGTGATACTATTAAGATGCAGAAAGATTCCAAGATATTTTTCATTTCCTCCTCAGATCATGTGAAGACTACAGAAGTACCGCTCTTATCAGCAAGGGCGGTATTTTTGTGCGCAGAAAAGAGGTATTTATGATTTTTAACCAAAAAATTAGAGTGTACTGCCCTGGATGCGGACGGTTGGTCGGTGAATGTAGTGCAAAATCGCATATCGACAAGACATATAAATGCCGGAATTGCAATAAGATGGTTGTTTACCATACGGAAACCGGAGAACGTGAGATCAAGAAACTTCCAAAAAGAGATCAGAGCAGCGGAATGACATTTATGTAGGTGAAAATATGAACACTATGAAATTTCAAGACCTTGTAAAGGGTTGTCACGGTAGAAAAATTGCATATACGGATGTGGAGCAGATAACCGAAGACAACATTGTAAAGGTTATCGGTGATTGCATCGGTGTTTTTTATTACAATAAGCCAGTTATCAAGTACTTGTGGGAGTACTACAAAGGAGATCAACCGGTACTATACAGAACAAAGCTGTCAAATGAGGATATCACCAATCGAGTAGTAGAGAACCATTCTTTTGAATGGGTGCAATTCAAGGTCGCTCAGACTTACGGAGAGCCTATTCAGTTTGTCAGCAGAAAAGATGATGAAGCTGTAAATAAGGCAGTAGACGAACTGAACGATTACTTAGCAGATGCAAATAAGCATGAGAAGGACATAAAAGCTGGTGAGTGGCAGTCGGCAACCGGAACATCATTCAAAGCTATTCAGATTGTGAATGGAGATGTGCCTATCCGTGTGGTTGCACCTAATCCTCTGAACACGTTTGTTATTTACAACCGCAGTTCCGAAGAACCGATTTTGGCGGTACAGGAATTAAAAGATGAAAATGGCGAGTGGTACAAACTCTGCTACACGGAATCCCATGAATGTAAGATAAAAAACAGTGCGGTTGTTCCTGATACATGGAAACTTCACGGATTTGGTGGAATACCGATTGTAGAATTTCCGAACAACCATGAGCGGTTGTCTGATATTGAACTTGTTATAGATCTGTTGGATGCAATCAATAATACGCAGTCAAACAGAATGGATGGTATAGAGCAGTTTATACAGTCATGGTACAAATTTGTAAACTGCGAGATTGACGAAGAAGAGTTCAAAAAAATGAAGATGAACCATGCGTTGGTAGTAAAGTCCATTAACAAAGACAATAAATCCGATGTGGACGTTATGTCGCAAGAACTTGACCAAACGCAGACACAGGTTTCCAAGGATGATTTAACAGACAGCGCACTTTCAATTTTGGGAATACCTAACAAGCAAGGAAACACTGGCGGTGATACGCAGGGTGCGGTTGAGCTGAGAAACGGATGGGATTTTTCAAAATCAAGAGCAAGGCTTAAGGATCCGGTTGTTAAGACAGCAGAGAAGAGACTGGCCAAGGTTGCGCTGAATGTTATCCGCATTAAGAAAGAGGATCTGAAAATCACTCTTAGAGATTTTGATGTGCAGATTAACCACAGTCCACAAGATAATATGTATACCAAGTCGCAGACATTACTGCAACTTCTGCAGTGTGGTATTCATCCGCTTATTGCAATCAAAACAGTTGGACTTTGGGGAGATTGTGAAAAGACTTTCAACCTTTCCAAACCTTACCTTGATGCTCTGTGGAAAACTGCTGACATTATCAACATGGAAGAGCAGATGGCAAAAGCACAGGAAATTGTAAAACAAATGCAAAATAAGACAGTTGCCTAGAAATAGGTAGCTGTTTTTATTTTATAAAAATTCGCAAAGCCGTGAGCGTACAAATCGGCAATGTCACTCGGTGTCGTTGCACCGTAAAAAAACGTAGGACATAACGGAGGTAATTTATGAAGAGAGAAGATTTAGCGGCAATGGGATTAACTGATGAACAGATTGAAAAGGTTATTGCCGAAAACGGCAAAGATGTTCAGACAGCAAATGCCAAGGCAACCAAAAACAATGCTGAACTGGAACGGTTACAGGGCATTGAAAAAGAGTTTAATGCCATGAAAGACCAAAATCTTTCCGAACAGGAAAAGGCAGCGAAGCAGTTAGAGGAAGCAAATAATCGTATCGCAGAGTTGGAAAAAGCACAGACTTTAGCAACTCAGCGTACAAGTGCGGCTGACAAATTCAAAATCACATCAGAACAGGCGGCACAGGTTGTAAAGGATGACGGCAGTTTTGATTTTGATGTTCTCGGAAAAATTATCTCTGATAAAGAGACTGCTGCGGCACAAGCCAAGGAGCAGGAGATTGCAAACGGATCTACTAATCCTGGAGGTGGAATTGCTGGCGGTGGAAAAGATGACAAAAAAACAGAAGCCGAAAAAGCGGCTGAAAAGATTGGCAAGACTTTAGCTGGAACAAACAAAGAAGCCGAAGCTGTAGTTAGCCAGTACTTATAAGGAGGTACACAAAATGAAATTCTCTGAAACAAGTGTAACTACCCAGTTAGAAATTCTTAAGAGAAAGCTGGGCGGTGAATTATTTGTTCCTATTAAACTGGATGCAAGTGCTTTCACTAATGGTGTGTGCAAGGCTGGTAATCCTATTAGTGCGACAGGAAAGAAAGTAAATGGCGGAAGCACCGATGATGCAGCAGTAGGTATTTTGCTTAACGATGTTTACGATAGCAACCCCAACGGAACTATCATTAAGGCTTTTGCCTGTGTAAATGAAGCAAATGCTAACGCAAATGCAGGTATTACCATTGCCGATGGTGTAAAGACAGGATTATCACTGATTGTATTTGAATAACTGAAACCGACTACAGACAGATGTAGCCGCTGACCGCTGAAAGATAGCGGTAGAAAGTGAGGAAATAATGAACATTAGAGATGCCTACAATGCGAAAGCAATCGCACTTGTGCATACAGAAGTTGCAAGTAATAAAATTGCATATCTTGGTTCCGGCTTATTCCCCGCCAAGAAGAAAATGGGACTGGATTTGAAGTGGATTAAGACTTCTAATGGACTTCCTGTTACCCTGAAAGCATCTAATTTTGATGCAGTTTCCACTATCAGAAGCCGTGAAGGATTCAAGATGCAAGAGACAGAAATGGCATTCTTCCGTGAATCTATGATTATCAAAGAACAGGACGAACAGGAAATCATGCGTATTAAGGACAGCACAGACCCTTACGCAGCAGAAGTATTAAGCAGAATTTTTGATGATGCAAATACTCTTGTGGAAGGTGCTGATGTAGTTCCTGAACGTATGATTATGCAGCTGTTAGCACCTACAGAGGATGGTTCTCCTAAGATTTCCATTCAGGCTGATGGTGTTACTTATGCTTACAACTACGACCCTAACGGCACTTACAAGCAGAACAACTATGCGGCATTGTCCGAGACCACAGACAAGTGGAACGATACTGAAAACTCCGATCCACTGGACGATGTAAATGTTGCTCTTGATTTTGTGGAAGCTGTTACAGGCGAGAGACCTACCATTATGATTGTCTCTCGTAAGACCATGGGCTATCTTAAGCAGAACGCAAAGATCAAGTCCGCAATCTTAGCACAGAATGTTACAGCTAACGTTCTGATGACTGATGCAAGAGTTAAGGAAATTTTCTCTAACGAACTTGGTATCAATATCATTGTTTACTCTAAGCAGTATAAGAACGAATCTGGTGTAGCAACCAAGTTTTATCCTGATGGATATGCGACATTGATTCCTTCCGGTTCACTTGGAAATACTTGGTACGGAACTACTCCTGAAGAGCGCACTTTGATGGGCAAGCCTACCGCAGATGTTTCTATTGTGAACACTGGTGTTGCTGTTGCGGTTTCTGTTTCTGAAGACCCTGTACAGACTAAGACAACCGTGTCTGAAATCGTACTTCCTTCCTACGAGAGAATGGATAGCACCTATGTAATTAAGTGCTACTAATCGGAGGTATGCTGATGAAATTTGATTACAAAGTCAAATACAAAGGCAAATGGTATCTTCCGGGAGAAGAAATCCCGGAGGAAACCGTCACCGAAGTAAAAGAAGAAATCCCGGAGGAAACCGCATATACTAAGACGGAAATCAACCGTATGTCTACGGCAGACTTGCAGAAGTTAGCCGCAGAACACGGTGTCTCAGGTGCGGAAGAAATCAGCGGTGCGGAACTGAAAAAGATTCTGATTGAAAAGTTTGAACTTTAAGAGGTAGCACATGGCAGAATATACGACTTTGAAGCAAGTAAAAATCCGTCTGAAACAATTTCATATTGATTCTGAAAGTTCCGAGGTCGTGTTTGACCATTTGGAAGAAAATCCTCTTTTGGAACAACTTATCAGTCAAGCAGAAGCCGACATCAGAGCAAAAAGAATGTACCCGGAAAGCTACACTGAAGAGAAGATTGCTGCGGATATGAAAAAATTTCAGTCCGTGGTGGTTAATCTTGTCGTGTATGACAGATCGCAAGCCGGTGAAAACTTCATGGCAAGCTATTCAGAGAATGGAGTGTCGAGAACATGGAGAGACCGAGAGGATCTGTTTGTTGGCGTATTTCCATTTGCAAAGGTATTGTAATTAAAAGAAGATTGTGCGTGACCATGTTACTGATTCCGGTAATAAGGTTGCAGGCGGCACACTTTAAGGGTGGTGGGCGGTGTGCCAACAAACAAGGAAGGCGGTATATGATGTGACTATAGAGTTATCTACAGCAATCATTATAAGCGTGTTATCACTCGGTTTTTCCGTCTACATTGGTCTGAAAAACAGCAAAAGAACAGACACAAAGGATATTGAGGAACGTGTGAAAGAAAACACACGCATCAACATGAAACTGGACACCATCCTTGATACTATCAATGAAATGAAAAGCGAGCGTTCAGAGATGAAGAAAGAGCTTGCAGTGCATGAACAGAAGCTGGTAAAGGTTGAAGCCAGTACGGCATCTGCGCATCATAGACTTGATGGAATTGAGGAAAGACTTAACATTAAAGAGAACGGAGGTAAGGAATGATGGATTTTTCACAGGTAGGAACTTGTGTTGCAATCGTGGTTATTTGCTATCTTGCCGGTATTGGAGCGAAGCTGATTCCGGTTATTAAGGATAACTACATCCCGGTTGTTGTCGGCATTGTCGGTGGCATTCTCGGAGTAGTAGGAATGTATGTTATTCCGGATTTCCCGGCAAATGATGTGCTGAATGCGATTGCGGTCGGAATTGTTTCCGGTTTGGCAAGCACTGGTGTAAATCAGATTTACAAGCAGGTGAAGAAAGATGCTTGATATTAACAAGCAGGAAATGAAGTACTCACGGCAGGGAGAAAAAGTCACGATTTATGACCGGGACGAAAACGGAGAAATAAAGTACATTGAGATGGACGGAGAAAGGATTCCAGTGGTTTTGAGAGAAACTACCGGATATTCTGAACCTGTCCATTTTTCTGCCAACATCAGTAATAAGCTGTCGGAAGTACTGGTAAAAGAATTTGGTATTGATGATTCCAGTTCGTACTGTCAGATTGTGACCGACAAAGGCTATTTGCCGATTAAGGCAGGAGATGTTATCTGGAAGAAGTCTGAAGTAGGTCGTGACGATGACGGAATTGTGGACAGCAAGACTGCGGACTATGTTGTCAAAGGCGTTGCAGACGAGGGACTGACAGCAGATTTGTTTTTGTTGCAAAAGACGGTGAAGTAGGTGATTGACTATGGAAGGTGACAAAGAAAAATTAACTATTCCAAAACTGGAAAATGGAATTTTCACTGAAAAAGGTGTATGGATTCACGGATGTGACTATTCCAAAGAAATGGTAGGAAAATATGGGAAAGACAATCAACATTAACCTGTTTGACCCAAAGTCCATACAAGCGGCTGTAAAGTCTATTAAAGACTATGAAAATAGTTTAGAGTATAAATTGGCTGAAACACTGGCAGAAAAGGGTGTAGAGATTGCTAGAGTGCAGATTGCTGACCTTGATGCTATCTTTAACCAAGAACTTTTACGGAGCATTCATGCAGAGTATGTTGGTTCTGTAAAAGGTGGCGGTGTTTGGGCGGTAGTTGCAGGTACAGACCATGCACTTTTTGTGGAGTTTGGCACAGGCCAGATGGGGGCAGAAAACCCTTATCCGTATGATTTGCCGGAAGGTGTTACATGGAAATACAACTCCGGTAAAACAATTCAGCAAGCATTACAAGACATTGAAGTGCATGGAAACACTTATGTGAAAGCCGGAGAATACTACTGGAGTTATATCGGAGATGACGGAAAACTTCATATAACAAAAGGTATGCCGTCAAGACCATTTATGTACCTGACTGCAATAGAACTTCGTGATATTGTATCACAGACAGCAAAGGTGGTGTTTGGTAGTGGATAATGAATATCAGTGGGTATCAGATTTCAAAGTCAAGATTGCATCGTACTTAAAAATGAAGATACGGCAGAGCCATCCTAAAGCTTATGTGACGGACAAAAGTAAGGATTTGTCAGACCCTACATTCCCTACGGTGTACTTTCATGCTATGCCGTTCACAGAGACAGGACAAGACCTTGAAGCACGTTCTGTTAATGGAATCACAGCATCATACCAGGTGGATGTGATAACCAACAAAAGTCAAGAAGAAGCCGAAGCTATCATGGCTACGGTTGCTGGACTTTTCAAACGTCTGCGATTTCAAATAACTTCCATGCCGGAGTTCAATAATACTTCGCAGGACACATACAGAAGCACTGCACGGTTCAGAAGAAGTGTAGATGCTGATGATATATTGTAACTATTGTCAGAGCCTAATGGCTCTATTTTTTATGCAAAATTGGAGGTAAATATGGCTACTGGTTTAAAATCAAGAATTGCCTATAAAGAGCCTAGTTCTAGTGCCGCTACTGGTGAGTACTGGGCAGGAACGTACAAATTGCTTATGAGAGCAAAAAGTATTCCTTCACCGTTCGGAAGTCAGAACATGGTGGATACTTCTACACTGGAAGATTTGGTAGAGACGCAGGAAATGGGTCGTAGAGCCGCTAACAGTATGGAAGTGCAAGGAGCATTTGAGAAAAAGTACAAGGATGAAATGGTGACAAACGAGGGAAAGAAACTCGATTTTATCATCCTGTATGGAACTGACGGAAAAGGTTCAGAGGGTATTTGTGCATTTATCGGTCAGGAAAGTTTTGCACCGGACGAAGCAACAGACGATCATCTGACCGGAACTGCTACGATTGCACAGGCTACTGTACCGAAGTGGATTGAAGATAATTACACTGTTGCAGTAACCGAAGACGAAAACGGTTATCCCACAGCAATTACACTGACAAAAAAATAGAAAGTCAGTCAGAAACAAATAACACTGCCGTGGCTGACAATGATGAAACGGTAGATAATACATTGATTTAAGCAAAAGAGAGCCGTCTTCGGGCGGCTCCTTTCCAACAAAATGTTGGGGAAAGGATATGTTTTTATGAAGAAGATTTTAGTTAATGATGTTGAATATACTTTAGAGTTTGGATTCGGTGCTGTGGAGTGCAAGGATTTGATTCAAAAGATGTTTCTTATGCTTTCCGGTGGCTATGTAGCTAAAAAAGCAAAAAATGTACAGAATCCCACACCAGAAGAAATTGTAGATGGTAGCGGATATATGCTTGCAGAATTTCCTCATGTATGCAAAACGGCTTTTTATGCTGGCCTTATCGAAAACCATGAAGATATTACACCGGATGAATCCAATGCTTTAATGAAAGAATACATGAAAGCAAACGGTCTGTCTTTTGTGAAGCTGTATGGAGAACTGACAGACTGTATGAAAGAAGACGGTTTTTTCGAACTGTCGGGTCTGACGGAAATGATGACGCAGACCAAGGAAGAGATGGAGAAAGAGGACAGCAAGGTAACAAAGATGCCACAGGATCACAAGAAGAAATCGACTGGCACAAAATAATATGGGAAGAATATTTTCCATTTGCTTTTTCCATGGGAATTTCGATAGAAGAGTTCAAACATCTGAATCCTAAGAAATTAGAGTGGTGTTACAAAGGATATAAACTCAAAAAAGAGGAAGAAGATAGAAACTCATGGCAACGGTGGGGAGATTACGGAATATCTGCATTAATCGTTGCAATAGACTCTTGCTTACATGGAGAAAAAGCAAGAGCTACTTATGTTGAAAAGCCTATTTCAGAAAAGATAGCACATGATAATGAGCCTAAATATAAGGAATCCAACGAAGAAATTGCAATATGGGAAATGAAACAGAGAATCAAAGCATTAAGAGAACAAGGGCTGCCGGAAAGTCCGGATTAAGGAGAAACAAACATGAGTTTAACAGTAATTGATGTGTCCTCATACCAGGGGACGATTAACTGGTGGGCGGTAAAACAGAACGGTATTGATTTTGCTATTCTAAAGGTCATCCGTAAGGATTTGAACCCGGACAAGAAGTTTGAAGAGAACTGGAAAGGTTGCCAAGAACACAACGTTCATGTGCACGGAGTATATGAATATGGATATATTACAACGGTTGCAAAATCACGCTCTGATGCAAGAAGAGTGCTTACTATTCTTAACGGTAGAAAAGTGACAGTATATCTTGATGTTGAAGATGCCGTGATGAAAGGCCTTGGCAAAAATATTATTCCTATTATCAATGCTTACGGCAAGGTCATCACCGATGCAGGATTACAGTTCGGTGTATACACTGGGGAAAGTTTTTACAAGACATACATTAAGCCTTATGGCGGTGTGAGTTATCCCATGTGGATCGCACGGTACGGCAAGAATAACGGCAAGTGTGATGTGAAGTATCAACCGCAAGTACCGAACATGGTAGGATGGCAGTATACTTCTAAAGGGCGTGTAGGCGGCATTGCAGGAAATGTGGACATGAATGTATGGTACAAGGAGTTAGATGCCGTATATGAGGATTCTACAAGCCATAGCAACCCTTATACAGAGCCGGAAAGACTTCTTTATTACAAGCGTCTGGCAATGATGAAGGGAAACGATGTCAAGTGGGTGCAGTACGAACTTGTAAGGAAAGGCTTTATGCCGTCTGTAAATGCGAAAGGTAAGACGAACATTGACGGATATTTTGGAAAAACCACTTCTGATGCAGTAAAAGCATTCCAAAAGAGTGTTGGAATCACTGTAGATGGAAAAGTCGGTGCGGTTACAAGGGCATATCTCAAAAAGTAATTTTAGGAGCGGTAGGTGTCACAGTTTACCGCTCTTTTTCTTGGAAGTGGCAGACACTTCCTTTTTTATTGCGGTAAAGGCGGTGCGGTATGGCAGATATTGATTCTTTGCAGATTAAAATAAAAGCGGATGCGAATAACGCAAGTAACGCACTGGATAAGTTGGCAAATAGCCTTACGAATTTTCAGAAAAGCTTGTCTATTGATACGTCCAAACTGACAAGCATTTCTAATAGCATACAGAGTATCGCAAATGCCGCCAGTTCCATGAATGCGAGCGGTATTAAGAACATATCCACATTGACAAATTCCATTAACAGAATGGGGAAAATAGATACAAGCGGATTAAGCAGGATTTCATCTGCATTGAAGACTTTTTCTACCGACATGGCAGGAACTAAAGTAGATGGAGTAGGGGATATTGCGAGCATAGCATCTTCGATTTCAAGACTTGGTGGTGTGGCATCCGGCAGAGCAATCACAAACATTCCTTTACTGGCAAAAAATTTGAAGCAGTTATTTACAACTCTTTCAACCGCTCCGAATGTCAGTGAGAACATTATCCGCATGACGAATGCACTGGCAGGACTGGCATCTACTGGTGCGGCATCCGGAAGAGCGGCAAACTCTTTAGGACGAAATCTGAACACTTATACGGCAAGCACAAAAAGAGCTACGAAAAGCACATTCAGCCTTGCTGCGGCTTTCGGCAGATTCTACGCAACATATTTCCTTGTGATCCGTGGAATTAAAAGTCTGTGGAAGCCCATAGAGGGAACTACGGACTATATCGAAGCATTTAACTACTACACAGTAGCATTTAACAAAGTCGGCAAGGAATGGGGCAAGGATTTTGAAAAATTCGGTTACGACAACGCAGAGGATTATGCGCAGAGTTTCGGAAACCGTGTAAATGAACTGCTTGGTAAAATGTCCGGCCTGAAAGTAGATGTAGACGGTGGGCTGATTTCTGAAAGCGGAATGAAGAACCTGGGACTGAATTTACAGGAGATTACGCAGTACGCTTCACAACTTGCATCTATTACCAACTCTTTAGGGCAGACCGGAGAAGTCACTACGGCAATTTCAAAGTCTATGACAATGCTTGCCGGGGATATTTCCTCTCTGTTTAACGTGGATTACAGTACAGTTGCAACAAACTTACAGTCCGGTTTAATCGGTCAGTCAAGAGCACTGTATAAGTATGGTATTGATATCACGAATGCCACCTTACAGACCTATGCTTACAGATACGGCATTGAAAAAGCTGTCTCTGAAATGTCACAGGCAGAAAAACAGCAGTTGCGTCTACTGGCAATCTTAGACCAGTCCAAAGTATCATGGGGAGACTTGGCGAATACAATCAATTCTCCAAGTAACATGATTCGTCAGTTTACCAACAACGTAAAAGAAGCCGGCATGGTACTGGGACAGTTGTTTATTCCGGTATTGCAGAAAGTACTTCCTGTTATTAACGGTGTCGTAATTGCGATTAAGAGACTGCTTGTTAGTGTTGCAAATTTACTGGGAATCAAGATTGACTTTTCGTCATTCGGTCAAGGTGTATCCGGGTACAATGAAGATTTGGAAGATACGGCAGATGCGCTGGATAAAGTTGGCACAAGCGCAAAAAATGCTCAAAGCGGAATCAGAGCATTTGATAAATTGAAAGTTATTTCAATGCCAAAATCCAGTGGTTCCGGAAGTGGTGCTGGTGGAGCAGGAATTGACCTTACCAAGGAAATCATGGATGCTACTGCAGAGTACGAAAAAGTATGGCAGGAAGCATTTGACAAGATGCAGAATACAGCTATGGGTTGGGCTGACAAAGTAAGCAAGGTGTTTAAGCCAGTAAAAGATATTATAGAAGATCTGGCGTATGCATTTAAGTTTGATTCGGATGCATGGTTTAAGGTTGCCGGAATGGATACGTCCAAACTGGTAACTGGTATTTTCGATTGGTTCACAAAAGCAATAGATTCTGTGGACTGGGAAAAAATCGGAAGACACATAGGTAGTTTCTTGGACGGAATGGATTGGACAGAAATCTTTACGTCTGCCGGAAATTTCATAGAAACTGCCATAGATGCGGCTATCGACCTGTGGAAAGGAAGTTTTGATGCTGCACCGATCGAAACCACGATTCTGACAGCAATAGGGCTTTTGAAATTCACTGGTGTTGGAGATATCATATGGGGGAAAATATCGGACAAGTTATCAGCCAAAGTACTAGGATCAAGTATAGGAATAGTTCCGACAATTGCAATAGCTGCTGTTACTTGGGAGATTGGATTTGATGTAGGAAAATCTTTAGGAAAAGCATTGTTCCCAGAAGATGCAGAGTACTACGACAATTTTACGTGGTTTGGTGAAAATGGTTTTTTTGATACATTAAAAAATACTGATTTTACCACATTAAAA